CGGGTTAAAGAAGATAGGGTGTCCATTTTATCGGGTGAAGATCAGTCTAACGAGGGTTCGTTTGTCCAGTCTGAAGATGTAGTGGGTTTTGAGCCGCTTAAGTGGACGCTTAAAGTACGTGGTGATCACCAAAAAATCCAAAACGCACTTGGTCGCTTCTTTATGGATAACGCTCAAGTGAACGTGACGGAAAAAGGCAAAGGCACCGACCAGACGAAGTATCAAGAGGTGTACTCGATGTATGGACCAATCACCAACATCAAAAAAGATGCAGTGAAGATGGGCGAAAAGCCAACCGTGACCATCGAAGGAACCTGCAAGGCGTACAAACTCACTGATACGGGTTCGGTCATTCACGACATTAACGTGGATACAGGTAAGACCGTTGTTGGTGGTGTTAATCTAATGGGAACTGCTGGTATTGGGTAATTACACTTGTAACGTTCGTTAAGATTTAATTGAAGTTTATGTCGAAATAGGGGGCTTGCGCGATCTGGAAAGGCGCTTATCTTAGATATTAGTTACAGAGAAATTGAATATATAAGGTATGAAACATGGCGCCTAAGAACGATGAAAAGGTTAATAAAAAAGAGAAAAACGATGAGATTGATATCGCGTGGGACGCTATCGAAAATGTCATTGTGAGTTTACAAGCAATTTCATCAACACTTGGCATCACCTTAGAAGGGAAAGAGCGAAGTAATGAAGATTATCGCGCAATTCAGGGCATGATGCAGTTAGCTGACTTTCAAGAGCGCAAGCTAAGTAGTTTGGTTTGTCAGACTCACTAACTTTACCCAATCAAAACCTAAGCCACCCAACCGGGTGGTTTTTTTTTATGGAAAAATTTATGAAAAACCAAAGCAAACTGACTTTCTTCTCGCGTGAAAGCGTGGCACTTAAAACGATCCCTGTTGCACAGTTCCGTAAGTTGCCGCACATCGAAGCCGAACAAGAACTCACGGCCAAACAGCTATTCGAACAACGCAAAGCGGTGATCATGGCTTGCAGTGATGTGGCCAAAGAAGAGTTCGAAACTTTATCGGTACCTGACTTCAATCAGCTCTATGACGACATCTGCGATTTGATTCTAAAACCGTCAGATGAACTGCGAGGCGAACAGCTTAACGGTAAGTCGGTAGAGCTTACCTTGCTGCATCCTTTCGAGAATGAAGTGGGCGAGAAGATTAATAAGGTGAAGTTTGCCATTCCTAAAGTAGCGCATTCTGAAGCGTTGGCAGACATAACTGAAGAGCGAGCGCGCGAAGATTTTATGTTTGAGGTGATCACGGGCTTGCAAACATCCGATCTTGATTTTCTCTCAATCAATGATTATTTGGCGCTAAAACCGCAGGTGGGCGCTTTTTTTCAACAATCGGCGGCGTACTTTCGCCCGACGACGTTGAGAGCTTAATCGACCTTATCCCAATGCACCGAAATACATCTGAATCTGAGCTAAGGCGATGGCCGCAAGATATCGCGGTGCGTCGTTATGAGCTTATTCTCGCCAAACTTGGGGTGAAATAATGTCCGAGAAAATTAACCTCGTTCTTAATACCACCGTAAATGGTCTTGAAGACATTGCTTCAACGACAACAGCTACAGAGCGATTAACTGCCGCACTTGAAGGCCAGCGTGGCGAGGTGATCTCACTTAATGGCAAGCTCAAGCAGCTAAATGGGTTTGAGTCAGCCAGTAAGCGAGCGGCTAAGTTGGCAGGTCAGCTTGATGATGCCAAAACAAAGGTGACTCGCCTTAGTCAAGAATTGGAAGACAACAAACAACGAACTTCAGGCCTTCGGGTTGAATACAGTAAGACACAAGCGGAGATAAAAAGCCTCAACTCCCAAATGAAAAAGGCTTCGGGCGAAGGGGCTATTGATTTAAAGAACCGGTTATACGAAGCGCAAAAACGGCTAGATTCGTTCAACGATGAGATTCACCACGGCAAGGTGAAAACCAATGAGTTGAATGCGGCCTATAAAGCGGCAGGCAAACGGGTTACCCAGCTAACTGATAGCCAAAATAAGCAGCGCGACAAACTCAGAGGGTTGGGTGCCGCGTTAAAAGAGTCGGGGATCAATACTGGCCGTTTGAGTGATGAGCAAAGAAAGCTCGAAGCTCAGGCAGAAAAGGCCACAGCTGCAATCGCCAAACAAAATCGTCACTTGAAAGAGATGAAATCAATTCAATCACGAATTGATACTCGCGATGCAAAACTGAGTGAGATTGGTGGTAAAGCGACGTCGCTTGCCATGGCTGCTGCGCCAATAGCGGCCACGGTATGGTCGGCAGTTAAAAACGAAAGCTCGTTTGCTGATGTGAAAAAGGTGGTCGATATGACCCCTGAAGAAGCAGACGCTATGCGTAATTGGTCGCTAAAAACCTCCACTGAAACCCCGATGAGCGCCAATGACATCAACGCCATGTTGGCTGCTGGTGGGCAAAGCGGAATCAAAGACAAAGCTGAGTTAAAACAGTTCGTGCTCGATTCTGCCCAAATGGGTGTCGCTTTCGATATGGAAGCAGGCCAAGCGGGTGAAACCCTCGCGGTATTTAAAGCAGCATTAGGGTTAGATCAAAATGGTGCGATGGGCCTTGCTGGCCTTGCCAACCATTTATCGAACAACTCGAATGCGAAAGCTAAAGATATTGCAGGCGTGATGGCTAGGCAAGGAGCGTCTGCCAAAATGGCGGGGTTCTCCGCTAATGAAGCCGCGGCGCTTTCGGCGTCGATGTTGTCTGCAGGTATGGGTGAAGAACGTTCTGCAACCGCACTTAAGAATATCTCAGGTCGCCTAACTCTTGGCGGCGCAGCAACCAAAGCGCAGCAAACCGCGTTATCAACCGTAGGTTTCGATTCGGTAGATCTTGCGGCATCAATGCGAAACGATGCTTCGGGTACGTTACTGCAAGTGCTTGAAGCCATAAAAGATGCGCCATTAGAAGAACAAAGTGCGTTAATCACTCAAATCTTTGGTGAAGAAGCTAAAGGGGTTGTGGCTTCACTGGCGGGTAACACGGATCTCTTTCGTAAAACACTCAAGTTAGCTAAGCAAGGGCAAGACGTTCATATTCAGTCATTACAAGACGAATATGAAGCGCGAATAAACACCAGTGAAAACGGTATTTCTCAGTTCATCAACAAGGTGAACCGTTTAAGCGTGATCATTGGTACCGCTCTTTTACCCGCGCTCAATTGGGTACTTGAGCCATTAGGTGATGGCATCAACCTATTGGCGGATTTTGCCGAAGCTAACCAGGGCGTTACTGCTGCGGTTGGAATTGGTGTTGCTGGCTTATTGGCGTTCAAAGGCGCGATGTTAGCAGGCAAAGCCGCCTCCCTTATCTTTGGTAATACTCTCGATAAAGGGCGTTTGTTTCGAAAGGGCTTAAACCGAGAGACGCAGCAGAGTGGCCGCGCAGCGGCATTTGCAACAAAGCAATTGAGCCGGTTGAATCAAACCATGATGAGCATGGGATCTGGAGGTAGAGGAAGTAGTGGGCGAGATGGCGGCTTGGGTGCTAGTGGTAGACGGTCAAAAAGTCGCATGCCTCCACGCAAGTTACGTTCACGAAACCCATTAGCGGGAGCCTACAACATGGCAAGCACTATGATGACCTCTAATAAAGCGGCATTGCCTTTGGCATTGGGTGGGGGAGCATTGGCCATGACGCCGTCGATTGCCATGGCTCAAGACGGTATAGGGTTAGCTGGAGATATAGCGCAAGGTGCAGGGAAGGTGGGGCTAGGTAAGTTACTCAGGCCGCTTGATATGGCGATTAGTGCCGGCAACATTGCAACGGCGGTGACCGAAGGCGATACCAAGACTGCATTGGCCGAAGGTGGTGGGTTACTTGGCAGCATGGGCGGTGCCAGTCTTGGAGCGACTATCGGAACCATGATTTTCCCAGGTGTCGGTACCGTGATAGGTGGTTTAGCCGGCTCGCTATTAGGCGATCTTGGTGGTGAGTTTTTAGGGGGATGGTTTGGCGATAAGCTGGATTCGCCCGACGACAAGCTCATGGCCTCGGAAGCCGTCTCTGAAAAATTAGTTGAGAAAGAAAAAACCGAATCTCTTATTCGACAAACACCCAATGTCACCTTTAAAACCGACGTCGCTATTCAAACCGTACCAGGCATGGATGAACAGAAAATTGCGGCTCAGGTTACCGCTCAAATTGACCAACAAATGAAGTCTCAATATGAATCTTTAACGGGGCTTACCATCGACGATTCCATTAGCGTATCTGCTATTGATAGAGGTTAACCATGCATCATTTAGTGATCGGAGAGTTCGTGTTTTCGGTTGGAGATAAAACACCCATAACGAAGTTTGATAGAACCACGGCGGGCGCTTACTCAGAAGTCGGCCTCATTGATAATGCGCGTTCAGAGCGAACGGGCAGACCTCTTGAAACGATAGACATCACAGCAAAATGGCTTCAATACAGCGCTGCTAAATCAGTGGATGCGATTCGTGCCTTGATTGATGAGCCTCAACAAGTGAGTGATGGTCAAGGTTTTAACCTTGGCCGTTGGACGATTAAGCAGATTAAAGAGGGGCGCAGTGAGCTTATCCACGATGGTCGAGCCATGGTGACTGATATGTCTTTGCAGCTACTGGAGTCTCGTGGATGAAAATATTTGCTCGTAAAGGGGAGTTAATCACCGATTTACTTTTTAAACAAACAGGCCAAGACAGTGATCAGTTAGAGATCGAGTTTTATCGCCTTAATCCGCATGTTCGTGGTGATGTCTTTACTGCGGATACCAATGTCCATATTCCTGAAATATCCACAGTGAAACCCACTCAATCTATTACGAGGTCTTGGGATTAATGTTCAAACTAGTAGGTAAAAATAGCGAACTGTTATTGGCTCGTCTTAAATCCTGGCGCCTATCTGATGGCAACGGGATTGAGGGGGATAGCCTTTCTTTAACGATCAATTCTGATGATATTGACGGCATTCCCCCGAAAGGAGAGAAGTACTCTGTGTATTTGGGGGAAGTGCTACGTGATGAATTTCAAATATCGAAACGTTCAATCAGTTTACATCCGCGTGAAGTTGTCTTAGTGCTATCGGTCGCCCCATTCAGTATTAAAGATGAAACCGGTTATCGAGAGCGTAAGTCGATGAGTTGGGACAACACAACACTTGCTCAAATCGTCGCGGATAATGTTGCCCCTCATGGCTTTCAAGCTTTTGTTCATCCGAGATTACAAAAAATTGAAATCGAGCATATTGATCGTACTGATGAAAGTACACCGTCATTCCTTTATCGACTGGCCAAACAATATGATGCCGTCGCCAAGCCTATCGATGGCCGTTTCATCTTTGCTCCCAAGGGAGAAGCAAGAAGCGCAAGTGGCAAAGATATTGAAACCGTTACCTTGCCACAACCCAGTGGTAATAACCCGCAGTTGCCTAATTTCACCAATGTGAGTATCGACCTCGATGGCCGAACGGATGTCACAGGCGTGAAAGCATTTTATCTTTCGACTGAGAACGGCACTCGGCAAGAAATTACAAAAGGGAAGGCACCGTTTAGATCGATTGGTAAGGATAGAAACAGCCAGCAAGAAGCTGAGCAGGCATGCGCTAGTGAGCTAAGAAAAATGCAGCGAGAGGGACGAAAGCTCAGTATCGAAGCACCGCCAAATCCTGCTGTGTTTGCTGAAGGACTATTGGTTTTGGATAGCTCTTTCCCTGTTGTATTCCAAGGAACGAGCTCAATAGATAGCGTCTCGATTTCGGGTCAAGGCCTGCAGCCAAGACGAATGAGCATTAAAGCCACCTTAACGGGAGAATAGGATGATTACGTTGAATTCTGGTGTTCATCGTGTTGCGACCGTTCGCTGTAAGATTTCTGATGCGCAGATTAAGAGGCATGCAAAGCTGCCCTATGTGAAGCAGCTGAAAGACGAACGGTACTCAGTGTACTTGCGCTACAAGAAAAACAGACAACAAGGATCTTGGGTGTTTTATGAGTACAAAGGTGGTAATCAGACCGCTCATGTTTTTGGGAAATATCCTAACTTGAGCGCAAAACACATCCCAGACGTTATCGAGCATATAGTAAAAGAGCTCTCCACTGGCACCAGATCTCGCTCCAATGAATTTATGACCGTCGATGAGTTGCTGGTTTGGTATTTAGATATGGAGACGCGAAACGGACATTTATCCAAAGAGCGGCTGAGTTCGCTTAAAGCCATGATTGACTCACACCTGGTTTCCCGTCTTCACGGTGTTGAGATTGCTGGGCTTTCACATCGTGAAATTGAAAAACAGTTGATGAAGCCTCTACGCGAAGGGCTGTACTCAATTAGTTATATTCGCTCTATATTTCAGGCGTTAAAAGTCGCATTCAACCAGGCGAAAAAGATGAACAAAATCGGTCATAACCCGCTCAATGACATGATGTTTACTGACTTTGTGAAGGCCAAAATCAAACCAAAGGGATGTAATTTGCTCGTTGGGTATATACCGGGCTTACTTGAGCAGTTTGGTCAAGCCGTGCCATTGACTCGGATGTTGTGTTTGATGATGGTTAGCCACGGTACCCGCATTGGTGAAACGCGCAAAGCGAAGTGGTGCAACATTTGTTTTGTCACCAAGCGTTGGAAGATCCCGATACGTGATACGAAGACAAGAAAAGAGATCTTATATCCACTCACCGATGAATGGGTCAGTCTGCTGCAGGCCTATAAAGCCTGGCAATTGGCGAATCATTACAAAGGGAACAATCTATTTCCTTCTTCCAAGCGAGATCAACGCCCAGTATCAAGCGCTGATGCCACTCAGATGATTAGAGCTATAGCGAATGGCAAATGGACCGCTCATGACTTAAGAAAGTTAGCGCGCACTGTGTGGGCTGATATCGGGATTGATTACCTGGTTGCAGAAACGCTATTGAATCATGCAAAGGGAAAACTGGAGCAAGCGTACATTCACACTCACATCGAGCTGCAGAAGTCAGAAGCCCTTAAAACGTATCATTCTTGGCTAAAAAATTGCTGGCGAGACTGTTTTATTGCTGATTTTTAAAAAACGTTCACATTGAAAATGATCTGTTAGATCAACAAGTAAAAACCATCTAGATCATAATTGCAGAGGACAGTATTAGCATGGGTGATTTTGAGCAAAAAGGTGAGGTGAGTCACGCTTTAGTGGCTGCTGCGCGGCTTGCCCCGCACCAGGTGAAATGGGTGAAGTTAAGCAAGACTCAATTAAAGGTATTAGATTCGATAAATCATGGTGAGGAAGTGACAGCGCAACTTATTGCTGAGCGATGTGATTTGTCACCAAGTTGGGCCAGTTCTCTTTTGAGAAGTTTATATCTGAGGTGTTATCTAACAAGAGTGAATGTTGGATTGGATTTTGGAGGCATTGAGTTTCGTTACAAGCGATAGTGGTGCAGATTTGGAATGACTCAAAAGAATGGCTCCCATTATGTCAACCGAGAAGAGACTGGGAGCTAATAGTGTTCACAGTATTAGTATTGGGGCAATTTGCTATCAAGCGTATAGCCACCGACAAGTATCGCAATATTAGTAACAACTTTTACATACCAAAGTGCGTACCAGGCCGTGGCAACTTCAACTTGAGAGCTAACATAAAAATCGTAAGAGGAAATGGCGGTTGAGGTCGTTCCCCAATAATCTAATGCAGGAAACCACGAAGAGTAAAATGCAGCTAGATAAAGTGGCCAAATTGAAAAGCTAGAATAGCCATCATCGAATGCGAACTTCCAAAATAAAGCACAAGCAGTAGCTGAAGCTATTTTACCAAGAACTTCCAAACTGATATCGAATGGTAGCCCTAACCATTCAGAGAATCGCCAAACAAAAAAAATACCAATAGCTGCAATTAAAATGGCTAATTGGTTGCTGTTAGATGTAGTCATAACTATCCTTTTCGTGAATGAATTTTGGATAAATTATCACCAGTAGCTGTATAAGTAAACAGTAATCTAAGAGGGTAAGTATCTACCAAGTTATTGATAGTATTAATTTTAATAAACAAGGAAGGACTATTGTAAGTCGAATTCAACTAGAGCGTTGAATATGAACAGTATGTTCAATTTACAATGCTTTTTAATGTTATCAACTCTTGTAATATGGATTGCTTATGATCTTACCAAAAATAGAACTTAGGTTCTTTTAGGAGTAGAGAGTAAGCAAACGCGGACACATCCCGCGAAATAAAAATTTTTCGGGTCATATAGCCACCACCACTGGCATGACACTGAATTGCCAATATCGAACTTAGGTTTTGAGCGTGATGCGTAACGCTAAGCTGTAACCATCTTGTTTGCTTTAACAAACGAATGGTAAAAATGCAAAGCGTTGCAAATCAATCTTGAATAGTTTGCTATGTTTACTGATTCGTTTTGACCTCTTCTTGACGCTTTAGCGATGCTTTAGATTCTTGAGGTTTGATTACAGTGGATAGGAATATATCCTTGTAGATTCCTTTCACTGAAGCTGCAGTCACCGCAAAACCAGCGATTAATATGTATAGATCAATTTCATTTAGTAGTTTTTTAGCATCATCATTAAACGTTCCTAGAATGAGCAAAAAACCGCATATGATACCACTGGATTGAAGTATGGCGTTTACCATTACAGCCTGATTGAACTCGCGTTTCGCTCTGTGACACCTGTATGTATATATTAAGATCAAGATAGCTCCCAATATAGCCGATGGAATATATATGGCTTTATCCATTTTTATCCCCTTTCGCTACAGAGTCTCCAATTAAGCCTCCTAAAATGCCACCTATAATAGCGCCAAATGGGCCTCCAATTGATGCTCCAAATATTGCACCTCCAGCTGCAGCCCCCATGACCCTAGAGCTATCGTGTGCTGGTGTATCATAAAGCTCATAATCAGCTTCGAGTTCTTCAACGTCACTCGATTTTTCAGATGTGTAATTGATAATACCTATAGGGTATTCCCAAACCTTCATCTCTACCTCATAGCTGGAACCACAGTTATGACATTCTTCAGAGATTATTGCGGTGTATTCATTCTCATCCCCCATCTGCCTACTTGAACCACCAGTAACTTCAAAAGAAGTAACTTCTTCTTCGTAAAACTCCCCACACTTTGAGCAGCGAAATTTTGCTTTGCCCACTATTCCATCACTCAT